GTTCCCGAAAGGCAGGACCAGCCTCAATGCGGCGGCACTGGTCTGGTCGAAGGCGCCGGTGATCGTCGGCGCGCACGATACCGGCCCGCTGATCCGATCGAAGAACGGGTTCTGGCTGGCGATCCCGACGCCTGCGGCTGGCAAGTCCCTGCGCGGCGGCCGGATCACCCCCGGCGAGTGGGAGCGTCGTACCGGCCTGCGCCTGCGCTTCGTCTATCGCCGCACCGGGCCAAGCCTGCTGGTCGCCGAGGGGCGGCTGAACAAGAAGGGCCGTGCCGTGGCATCGCGGTCGAAGACCGGCCGGGGGCTGACCACCGTGCCGATCTTCCTGCTGGTCCCGCAGGTCAGGTTGCCGAAGCGGCTGGACCTCGCGCGGGATGCCGAGTGGGTGCGCGATGCGGTGCCGGGGCTGATAGTGGCGAACTGGGTGGATGCCGGTTGAAGATCACCGATGGTCTGAATCGGTGTCGTTGCGCTTGTCGTCCTGGCGCTCGGGCGATTGCTGCATGTCCAGATACTCTTCGCGCAGGCGATCCGCCTCGGCCTCGATCCGCGCCCGGCGGGTCGGATCGAGCGTAGCGAGCTTGTCCTGAAGGCTGCGTGCCATGATCACTTTTCCTTCGTGAGTTCCTCGTTCGGAAGCCATATGGCCCTGCCGCGTCAGTACCACACCCGCTCCCCGGGCAGGCATCGACATTCTGCCATTGTTGGCATATATTGCCAACGATCTTGCAGGAGAGCCGCATGGCCACCCGAAACGTCGTTCTGACCGAAACCCAATCCGCTCTGGTCGACCGTCTGGTCGCTTCCGGGCGCTACCAGAATGCCTCGGAAGCCCTGCGGGCCGGCCTGCGGCTGCTCGAACGCGAGGAAGCCGAGCTTGGCGCGTTGCGCGACCGGCTGACGACCGGGCTGGAACAGGCCCGGCGCGGCGATCTGGCCGAGGGGAGCGGCGAGGAGGCTATCCGACGTGCCTTTGCTTCGGCGCGCCAATCGTCCTGATGCCGAAGCCTTGGCGCCTGACGCGACAGGCTGAAACCTCACTTGTCGACATCGCGAACTGGACCCTTGAGACCTTCGGCCCTCGACAGGCGGCGGCCTATGAGGATGACCTGATCGTCCGCTGCACGGAGATCGCGGCCGGTACGGCCATGTCGCAGGACTGCCGTCGGATCATCGATCCGGATCTGCCCGAGGATCTGCGCTTCGCGCGCTGCGGCCAGCATTTCGTCATCTTCGTCGAGGACGCCGAGCAGGTGATCATCGTCGATTTCCTGCATGTTCGCTCGGACCTGCCGCGACGGCTGGCCGCCCTCACGGATCCGAAACCCGACAGGGATCGCTAAAGCCGGGCCGGTCCCGGAAACCGGGATCGCCATGCCCACCACCCGCGAAACCGTCCTCGCCGCGCTGCACGCGCGGCTTTCGGCGTTGCCCGCCACCGCCCTCCGCGGCGAGGTGCTGCCCGAACGTGTGCCGGCAGCCGGGCTGCTGATCCTGCGCGACGGCGAACCTGGCGAGCCCGAAGTGACGCTCTCGCCCTTGCGCTATCACTACCAGCATCGCGCAGAGATCGAAGCCGTGGTGCAGGGCGCGAGCCGGGACACGGCTTTTGATACGCTCTGCGCCAGCATCGGCGCGGCGCTTGCCGCCGACCGCACGCTCGGCGGTCTCTGCGACTGGGTCGAGGCAGAAGCGCCGCAGCCCGTCGATCTGCCGGTGGACGGCGCGGCCAGCCTGAAGGCGGCCGTCATTCCGGTGGTGCTGCATTATTCCACGGCCGACCCGCTGGCCTGATCCGACAATTCGAGGAGAAACACGATGGCACGCGCCCAAGGGGCGCGGGCGCGGATGGCGCTCGCGTTCGAGACGACCTATGGCACGCCGCCTGGCAGCGGTTACACCCGGATGCCCTTTGCCAGCGCCACGCTCGGGGCGGAACAGCCGCTCCTGAACTCGGAGCTTCTGGGCTACGGCCGCGATCCTCTCGCGCCCATCAAGGACGCGGTAACCGCCGATGGCGATGTGGTGGTGCCGATCGACGCCGAGGCGTTCGGCTTCTGGCTGAAGGCGGCCTTCGGCGCGCCGACCACCACCGGAAGCTCGCCCGGTCCATATACCCATGCGTTCCAGTCCGGCAGCTGGACGCTGCCCAGCATGGCGATCGAAACCGCCATGCCCGAGGTGCCGCGCTACGCCATGTATTCCGGCGTGGTGCTGGACCAGCTCAGCTGGCAGATGCAGCGTTCGGGCCTGCTCACCGCCACCGCGCGGCTGGTGGCGCAGGGCGAGACGGTGGCCACGACCAGTGGCGCGGGAACACCGACGGAGCTCGACCTGATCCGTTTCGGGCATTTCAACGGCTCGATCAAACGCAATGGCACAGCACTCGGCAACGTGATCTCGACCGAGATCACCTATGCCAACAATCTCGACCGGATCGAGACCATCCGCGCCGACGGCATGATCGACGGCGCAGATCCCTCGATCGCCGCGCTCACCGGACGCACCGAGGTGCGCTTCGCAGACAGCACGCTCGTCAGTCAGGCGATCAGCGGCACGCCCTGCGAACTGGAATTCGCCTACGGCCTGACCTCGGGCCAGAGCTTCACCTTCACCGTCCACGCCGTCTATCTGCCGCGCCCGCGGATCGAGATTTCCGGCCCGCAGGGCGTGCAAGCCAGCTTCGACTGGCAGGCCGCGCGCGACGCAGTGTTGGGGCGGATGTGTACCGCCGTTCTCGTCAACGACATCGAAAGCTACTGACCATGATCCGTCTCGACCTTTCCAGCGCGCCGAAATGGCTCGATCTCGGAGCTGGCCTGCGCCTGCATGTCCTGCCCGTCACCACCGCGATCATGGTCGCCGCACGCAACGACCCAGTTGTCGAGGCACTGCCCGAAGGGGCGAGCAAGGAAGAACAGGCGCTTGTCATGGCCAAGGCGGTCGCCCGCCGCGTGGTCACAGGCTGGGAAGGTGTCGGCGATGCCGACGGCAATCCCGTTCCCGTCAGTCCCGAAGGGATCGACGCGCTTCTGGACATCTGGCCGGTGTTCGAGGCCTTCCAGACCCGCTGCCTCGCACCGCACCTGATGCTGGATGCGGAAAAAAACGCCTCCGCGCCCTCGCAGACTGGCACTTCGGTGGGGGCGAAAGCTACTGCGCGGCCTGCCAAGGCCCGTGCCCGGACTGCCCGGCGCGGGTGAACCATCCGGAAACTCCGGAAGGTTGGCAGGTCTGGGATCTGGCACAGCGCCTGACCGGGCAGCTTCGCATCGCGACCGGCATGGGCGGGACCATGGTGCTCGGTTGGGACATGACGGCCGCTCTCGCCATGGCGCAGGCGCTTGGCATCGATCCGCTGATCGCTGCCGAATGCCTGCCCGAGATCGAGGCGGTGATGGTCCGCAAGCTCAACGAACAGATGACCAGCCACGAAAGGCCGGATTTCAGGGCTTGATCTTCTCGATCAGCGTCACACCCGGCAGCCCGTCGAAATGCGCATCGCAGGTGATCAAGGTGGCGTCCTGCGCGCGAGCGGTGGCGAAGACGATGGCGTCGGCCGTGGCGAGCTTGTGCACAAGGCAGGCCTCGGCCGCCGCCAGCGCGATCTCGGTGTCGAGCGGCACGACGTGGCAGAGTTGCGTGAAGGCGATCACCTGATCGGCCTTGTCCTCGCCCACCTCGCGGGTGAGCCATTTCGCCAGTTCGAGCTGCACCATGGTCGGCACCAGCCAGTCGGATTGCTCGGGCAGATGCGCAGCCACGGCATCGCCGGTCGGCGAGCCGCGCAGCCATTCGATCCAGGCGGACGTGTCGACGAGACGCATCAGACGCGATCCGACCGGTCCCGGTAATCGGTCGCGGGCGCACCTTTCGCGATCCCGGCCAGCGCCTCGCGCTTCGGCACCGGCACGAGCAGCACGCCGGTTCCCTTGGGGATGAAAGCGAAGGTCAGCCCGGCTTCCCAGTGCTGGGCCGCGCGGATCGCCTTGGGGATCGAGATCTGGAACTTCGAGGACAGGGTGGCGGTCTCGGACATGTTCCTACTTTCGGTTTATCGATGCGCAAAACGTAAGACAAACGCTCGCCGTTTTCAAGGACTCCCCGACAGATGAGCCAGAAACGCGTCTCCGTCCGCCTCGTCGCCGAGGGCGGCCGGCAGGTGAAGGCCGAGTTTCAGGGGATCGGCGACGCGGGCGAGAACAATTTCAAGCGGATCGAGCGGCAGGCCGACATCAGCGGAGCGGTGGTGCGCCGGGTCATGGGTGTCCTCGGCGCGGCGATCAGTACGCGCCAGCTCGTCGCCTATGCCGACCAGTGGACCGACCTGCGCTCGCGTGTCGATCTCGCCACCGGCTCGCAGGAAGCGGGCGCGGCCGTCATGGACCGGCTCGCGGCTATGGCGCGCCGGACCTATTCGAGCCTCGGCCAGACCACCGAGTCCTGGCTCGCCAATGCCACGGCGCTGCGCGAGCTGGGGCTGACGACGGCGGAATCGCTGGATTTCACCGAGGCGCTGAACAACGCCATGGTCGTCTCGGGCGCGCGGGCTGAGCGTGCAGCCTCGGTGCAGAACGCGCTTTCCAAGGCCATGGCGCTTGGCACGCTCAGCGGCGACAACCTCAATACCGTGATCCAGAGCGGCGGGCGGCTCGCGGAGCTGCTGGCGTCCGAGCTCGGCACCACCGTCTCGGGCCTGCGCAGCCTCGGTCAGCAGGGCGCCATCACCGGCGATGTCATCCGCACGGCGCTGATCGGCAATCTCGAACTTCTGCGCGAGGAAGCCGACAGCATGCCGGCAACCATCGGCGATGCCTTCACGCTGATCGGCAACGCCGCCCTGCAACTGGTCGGGACCTGGGATCAGATGGCGGGCGCCTCATCGACGGTGGCCGAGGGGCTGATCCTGCTGGCCGACAATCTGGAGAGGCTCGCAGCCATCGGCATCGCCTTCGCGGCCTTCATGGCCGGGCGCTGGGTCGCGGCGTTCGTTGCCGCCCGTGTCGCGACCTTCAGCCTGTCGGGTGCGCTCACGCTCCTGCGCGGCGCCATCATCCGCACCGGGATCGGCGCGCTGATCGTCGGTACGGGCGAGCTGATCTACTGGTTCGGGCAGCTCGTGAAGGGCGCGGGCGGTTTCGGTTCGGCGCTTGAGCTGATGGGCAACGTGGCGCGTGCCGTCTGGGACGGGATCAAGGCCACGCTCGGCTCCTTCGTGGACGACTTCCGCGCCCTGCGCGCGGATATCGAGGCGATCTGGCTGCGGCTGATGGCCTTCCTGTCGAACAAATGGGCCGACTTCCTCGGCACCATCGGCCCGACCATCAACGCGGTCGCAGAGACGACCGGTGCCGACGCGCGGATCGACTGGTTCGGGGTACAGTCTTATGCCTCGATGCTCGATCACGCCGCCAGCAATGCCGGCGCGATGGCCGATCACTACCGCCAGCGCGCGGCCGAGACCCGCGCCGGAGCCTTCGACGGCGTGGGCGCGGCTATGCAGGCGCTGCGGGATGCGCTGAGCGACGGGGACGCCGGGAACCCGCTGGACGAGGCCGCGGCATCTGCGGACCGGGTGACGGCGGCTCTGAACGATGCCACGGCCGCTGCCGGTCGTGCCGGAGCCGCCGGGCGCAGTGCCGGCGAGCAGACGAAGGATGGGTCCGAGGGTGCCGCGACCGGATGGGCGGCGGTGAGCCAGACCCTGGCCGGCTATGCCACCAAGGCGCGCGAGATCGGCGGGGACATCGGCAATGCGCTGGTGGGAGCGTTCCGCAGCGCCGAGAACGCGATCGGTGAGTTCGTGAAGACCGGCAAGTTGAAGTTCGGCGATCTGGTCACCTCGGTGATCGCCGATCTGGCGAAGCTCGCTGCGCGTCGTTTCATCCTTGGCCCGCTCGCAGGTGTGCTTTCGGGCGTTCTGGGCAATCTCGGCGACGGGATCTTCGCCAACATCCTGCACGTCGGCGGCATGGTCGGTTCTGCGGGACCGGGCCGCATGGTGCCCGAGCTCGCCTTCGCCAATGCCCCGCGCATGCATTCCGGCGGCTGGGCGGGGCTCAGGCCCGACGAAGTGCCTGCGATCCTGCAACGTGGTGAGCGGGTGCTCTCGCGTCGAGAGGCAGCGGGTTACGGCGCCACCACCGCGCAGACCGTCAACGTCACGATCAATGCCCGCGATGCCGAGAGCTTCCGGCAATCCCGCACCCAGATCGCGGCCGATATCGCCCGTGCGGTCTCGCTCGGCCGAAGGGCCATGTGAGGCATCGTCATGTCTTTCCACGAGGTCCGGTTTCCGGACAACATCAGCCGTGGTGCGCGCGGCGGACCGGAGCGACGCACCCAGATCGTGGAGCTGGCCTCAGGCGACGAGGAACGCAACGCCAGCTGGGCGAACAGCCGGCGGCGGTATGATGTCGCCTATGGTATCCGCCGAGCCGATGATCTGGCAGCGGTCGTCGCCTTCTTCGAGGCGCGAAACGGCCGCCTTCACGGCTTCCGCTTCAAGGACTGGGCCGACTTCAAGTCCTGCCTGCCATCGCAGGTGCCGGGCGCAACCGATCAGGTGATCGGCACCGGCGATGGCACGACGACGCAGTTCCAGCTGGTGAAGCGCTACTCCTCCGGCGCGCAGTCCTGGACGCGCGGCATTGCCAAGCCGGTCGCGGGCAGCGTGCGCGTTGCACTCGCGGGCGTCGAACAGATGTCGGGCTGGTCGGTCGATACCACGACCGGCCTCGTCACCTTCGGCTCCGCACCCGGTGCAGGCGTCGCCGTCACGGCGGGCTTCGCGTTCGACGTGCCCGTCCGCTTCGACACCGATGCGCTCGACGTCACCCTCGACCTCGAACGCCTCGGCTCGATCACCTCTATTCCGCTCCTGGAGATCCGCAGATGAACGACGAGACCCGGTTTCTCGCCGCGGTGCTGAAGGAACTCGCAACATCGACGGCGGTGATCCTGGCCGCCTGGGGTGCGCTCGGCGGGGCGACCAACGCACTGACCACGAGGATGCTCCTGCGCGATGCGCTGCGGCACATCCTGCTAGGCGGGTTGATCGCGGCTGGAATGGGCAGCCTTTCCATGGCGCTCGTCACCAGCTGGCTGGGCCTGCCGCCCGAGGCGATCCCGGCCGGGGGCGCAGCAGGTTCGGCGGCCTATCTCGTTGGCGTCTTCGGCCCCGCCTTCATCGAACTCGTCCTCGCCCGGCTACGTGGGGCGAAGAAAGGCGACGGCGATGCATGAGCTTCTCCGCCTCGCGCGCTTCATTCGCTGCGACCCCATCGCCCCGCGTCAGGCTTTCGCCCACCGCCTGCGCATCGGCCTCGCCGTCGCAGTTCTCATTCTGACCCTCTCGCTTCTGGGGTGATCCCATGCGCATGACCGACCGGGGCCTTCTGGCCCTCGTCCGGCACGAAGGACTCGTGCCCGGACCCTATCTCGATGTGAAACAGGTCTGGACCTTCGGCATCGGCCACACGGCCGCAGCCGGACCGCCCGATCCGTCCAGGATGCCCCGTGGCATGCCCGCCGATCTCGAGGCCGGCGTCCGCGAGGCGTTCAAGGTATTCCGGGCCGATCTGGCGGCCTACGAGGCAGCGGTGCGACGGGCCGTGATCGTGCCGCTCGAGCCGCACGAATTCGATGCGCTGGTCAGTTTCCACTACAACACCGGCGGCATCGCGAGAGCTGCGCTGACGAGACACCTGAACGCGGGCAACCGCACGGCGGCAAGCGACGCCTTCATGGGCTGGCTCAAGCCCGCCGCGATCCGCCCCCGGCGCGAGGCCGAGCGCGACCTCTTCCGCCATGGACGTTACCCCACCGGGACCATTCCGGTCTGGGCGGTCGACCGCAATGGCCGAGTCGATTTCTCGCGAACCGTGCGGCGGCTGACCGAGGCCGAGGCGCTGGCGCTGCTGCGCCCGGAGGCGACGCCGGTTCCGACGGCCGCTGACCCCATGCCGGTCCCGGCCGTGCCCGCTGCGCCCACGCTGCTGTCTCGTCTCACTGCATTCCTCACCACTCTCATCGGAGGACGTCCATGAACTGGAATCTCGCACGCGGCCTCGTCTATCTGGCCTGCCTTGCCGCTTCCGGCCTCGCCATGGCCGGGCTGGCGGATTTCGACCTCGCCACCGGCACCCTCGATATCCGGCCCTTCAATCTCTATGCCCTGACCGGTGCGACTGGTGGCGTGGTGTCTTCGCTTCTGGCATCCGTGGCGCTCCTGCGCGGCTGGGGGCGGAAGTGAAGTCTCTCTCGCCCGCGTTTCAGGCCCATCTCGACGAAGGCACGACGACGCTTGCCTGGTGCTGGCGGATCGTGCGCGCGGATGGCGCAACCTTTGGCTTCACCGACCACGACCGGACGCTCAGCTTCGACAACACCGATTTCGAGCCTGAGAGCGGGCTGACGGCATCGGAGGTCCGTTCGGGATCCGATCTCTCCGTCGACGCGCAGGATGCCGAGGGCGTGCTGACCTCCGACCGGATCACCGAGACCGACATTCTCGACGGCCGCTGGGACAATGCCGAAGTCGAGGTGTGGCGGGTGAACTGGAACGATCCGGCGCAGCGCGTGCTGATGCGTCGCGGCGCCATCGGCCAGATCCGGCGCGGACGGCTGGCCTTCGTGGCGGAGGTCCGTTCGCTCGCGCATGTCCTTGGACAGACGGTCGGCCGGACGTTCCAGGTGTCAACGGCGGTGCAAAATCCGGCCACGCGGCGGCGCAAAACCAGGCCAGGTGGCAGTGGCCTGCGCCATGGCGCGCGCGCTTACCAATAGCTGGCGCGTGCCATGGCGCATTGGCCTCTTTGGG